CAGGCCGTCAACCCCCTATTTCAGGAAGTCCTCGACGACGTCGACGATGTCCAGCCCGTTGTCCGGCAGCTTGGCCTGGCGGGGGGCCGGCGGCTGGTCGGAGGGCGCCAGCTGTCCCAAGCGGGGCCGCTGGCCGATGACCTGCTCGAACTCGGCCTCCACCGCCTTGAGCCGGTTGTACAGCTCGACATAGCGGCGGCGCAGGTCGGGGGCCGTCAGGCCCTCGGCGACGTAGGGCGCCAGCTTCTCGGGGTCCATCGTCAGCAGCAGGCCCTTGAGCGTCTGCTTGCGCTCGGCAACGGCGGCGTTCCAGTCCTCGTTGTCCTTGACCTCCCGGTAGTACGGGGAGCCCAAGGCCACGGCGTCGGCAATGGCCTTCTCCGTGACGGAGTCAACCCGGCCGGCCATCGCGGCAATTCTCGCCCGCGACTCGGCTTCGTCGATCGCCGCGGCCGTCTCCTTGGCCTTGTCCAGCGCGACCGCGCGTTCCTGGGACACCTCGTCGAACTGGTTCAGGTAGGCCAGAAGCGTGCCCTTCAGGGAGGGCGCGGCCTCGTCGATCGCGTACTCGCGCGCCGACGGCTTGGTCTCGGCCACCAGGGCCCGGATGAGCTTCACGGCCTCGGCCTGGTCCACGCCCTCGGTGACCAGGGTCTGGACCATGCGCTGGCCCAGCTGGTTCATGCGGTCGTCGTAGCGCTTCCTGAACTCGGGGCTGCGCGTCAGGTCGATCTTGGCGATCTCGGCGTTTAGCTTGGCGAGCTCCTCTTCCTTGGCCTCGAGCTGCTGCTTCAGGGTGGCGACCTGCTCGGCGTCCTGGGCCTTGGAGGACAGCTCGTTGACCTTGGCGTTCAACTCCTGCAGCCGCTGGCGGGCCTCCTTGTGGGCGGCGCGCTCCTTGGCAAAGGCCTCGCGCTGCTTTTTCTCAGGCAGCCGCTCGATGTCCTCGTCCTTCAACAGGTCGGCCGGCATCCCGAACTCATCCTTCTTGGGCGCGGCGGCCGCCAGGAAGTCCGGGGACAACGGGTCCACGTGGTCCGCGGGCTCCGCCGGCTTGGCGGGCTCCGCCGGCTTGACCGGCGGCTTGGCGGGCTTTGGTGCCGGGGCCGCCAGGTCTCCGGGTTCCAGGTCGGTCTTAGGGGCCGCCGGGGCCGGCTTGGCGGGGGGCGTCTCCTTGTCCAGGGCCGACAGCACGGAATCCGCGATGTCGCCTTCGAGCTCCGCCTCGATCACGGGCGGCTTCACTTCTTGTTCGGTGGGGTTCATGTCGTTCTCCTTGCGGGTTTCTTCTTATAGCTCTCGAGCTCCTCGTCCGAGTAGCCGTACATCTCGCGCAGCAGGCGGCGCTCCTCTTCGCTGATGGATCCGTCGGCCTGGGCCAGCATGCGCAGCGCCTCGCTGCGGTTGTTGGCCATGACGACGACGTTGCGCAGCAACTTGGCCATCCAGGTGGCCCCGCCCACGAAGGCGCCGTACGACGCCTGGACGTGCTGGGGCTGGTCCCACGGAAACATCTCCCCGCGGATGGAATTGACGGCGAGCTCCAGCAGCCTCTCGCCCCCGTTCGCCATGTATTTTGCGTGGGCATCCGCCACTCCGGGCGCGGTCCTCACGAAATCCAGCAGTTCATGCCGCAACTGCGGCTTCTTGTTTTCACTCATCTCGTTCTCCTGGTTGTTCTCCCCGGGGCCTTAATCCGCCCGCTTGTAGTCGGCCAAGTCGGCTTTGCGCCGCGCGACCTCCTCCTCGAGCGCCATCTTGCGTTCCGCTATTTCGCGGTCCAGCTGGCTGCGCATCTCGGCGCCCCAGCGCTTGATCTCGTTCTGGGCAGCGGTCTTCTCGGCCCTGACGGCGTTGAGCGACTCCTGCTTCATGGCTTCGAGCTGGGCCTTGAGCTCCACCTCGCGCAGCTTCACGGCGGTTTCTCTGTTCATGCGGTTCTCCAGTTCCTGCATGACCTGCTGCTGGCGCTCCATCTCGAGGCGCTGGCGCTGGTCGGCGTTCTGCTGGGCTTCCTTCTCGACGCGGCGGTAGAACACCACGAGCTCCTTGAGCATGTTGGAGGCACGCCGGACAAAGTCCTTGCGGCTTTCGTCGGCGGCCAGGAACCGGATGTGCTCCTCGCAATTCGGCAGCGCCGCAGAGAACGTCCGCAGGATGGCCTCTGGGTCGGCCGGCTTGCCCTCCTGGGGCTGGTCGTAGGACTGCACCATGCCGCCCAGCAGCTCGAAGTGGATCGCCAGATGGGCGGTGTGCAGCTGATCGCTGCCGGCCGGCACATAGGCGCCTTCGCGGAAGTCGTTGTTCTCGAGGGTAGCGATGGACTTCTCGTTTGTCGGGATCTGGTCGCGGGTGCCCAGCGGGAAGACGTTGTCGACGTTCTTGTAGCCGATGAGGGCCGACACGAACTGGCGCTCGACGTACCTGCGACCAGCCTCGTCCATCGATCCGCGCAGTCCCATGAGCTTGCCCCACGTAGTCTCGCGGGCCTCGGGGCTGCCGCCGCCGATTGCGCGGTTGACCTCAACGACCAGGGCGTCCTCGAACTTGTCGAAAAGGATCTCGGGGACGTTGCGGCGCAGGCAGCGCTCGCGGAACGCCTTGGCCTCCTTGGCCCCGGGCAGCTTCCCTGACTTCTTGGACAATATCACGGCGCGGCGGAAAATCTCGCGGTGCAGGTTGGTCCACATCATGTACTCAAAGTTGGCGGCGTTGGCTTCGATGCGGAACTCCCGCCGGCGCTCGGAAATGACTTCCTCGGTCGAGCGGGTGCCGCGGGCCGCGACTTCCATCTGCTCGGGGTTCATCCGCGTCATGCCGACGTTGTTGGAGTAGACGCCGCGGACCGCCATGCGCAGCTCGAGCAGCCGCTCGATGGGCGGCGCGAACGCGGAGTTGATGGCCTGCAGCCCCGGCGGAATCAACGTCGTGGGCCCGATGCGGACCACGGACATCTCGTCGGCGTCCCAGCCCTGTTGCGCCTGCAGCACGAGCCCGCCGGACAGCATGCCCCCGTCGAGCGCGGTGTTGAGCATGCGGTTGGAAATCTCGCAGTACGGCGCCAGGTCGTGGCCCAGGCCGTCGACAGATCCAATCGTCCCCTCGGAATAGTTGAACGGGTTGAGCCAGATCGCCTGGCTCATCTTCTCGAACTGCTCGAGCTTCTTGAAAATGAAATCCTCGGGCTGACAGGTACCCATGGCGGGGTCGATGTCGATGTAGTGGCTGACCTCGGGGCCCGTCACGGATTTGATGAGGTAGCGGACGACAGGGATGCTCTCGAGCTCGAAGACGGCGACCTCCGCCGGGCGGCTGGCCCGCCAGGCTTCGAAGGCGGCCCACTGCCCAATGACATCGTCCCGCACGGACGGGGGCTCGGTCGTGGCGTTGGAGTCGGTCGTCGCCTTGTAGAACTGCAGGACGACCGCGCGCAGCTCCTCGACGTTCCAACCCGCCTTCTTGGCGGCCTCGGCGTTCTCGGGCTCGAGCTTGGGGAGGATGTCCTGAAGCAGCAGGGTGTCGCGGACGACGCAGCACGGAATGGAGTCGGCCAGGGGCGGGAACTTGGGGTCGGTGAAAAAGCTGTACTTGGGCATGCGCACGGGGCGCCAGTCCCATTCGTCCGGCCAGCAGGCCACGCCGAGGCCCAGCTTGATGCGGTCGCGGCTCACCTGGTCGAGCAGGAGGTAGTTCTCCGGCCAGTCGACGTTGAGCATGTGGGTGTACTCTTCGGCGATGATCTCGCCGTACTGCGCCAGGGGGTTGGGCGACTGGTACTCCTGGTACTCGGGGCGCACGGTCACCTTGATGCGGTTGCCGACCTCCATGTGCAGGTCGTAGGCGGTGTCGGCGCGGTGGTTGATGATGCCCTTCATCTCGCGCAGGTTCAGGTTGGCGCGCCAGCCCTGGCCAAGGCCGCGCAGCTCGGCGTCGTCGTAGGGCGCCACGCCGCGATGCAGCGCCATGACGCGCGCGTCCGCGCGGTGCACGTCGATCAGCGCCTGGCGGTAGCGCTGGTAGATCTGCCGCGCGACCTCGGGGCTGCCCAGGCGGTCGCGGACGGCGCGCGCCTTGTGGTCGACCGTCATGATGGCTTCCTGCTTGCGGGCGCCGGGGGGAAGGGAGGCATCGACTACTTCGGCCTGTTTCATTTCTCGGTCTCCTTGGCGGGGATGTGCGCCGGCGTCCCGTGCAGCCAGCAATTCTCGGGATAGGTGTGGCGCGACAACTCGTTCAGTGTGGACTGCTGCACCCAGACCTTCGCCCTGAGCAGGCATTTGCATACCCGGCAGGTATCGAGCGCGGCATCAACCGACGTCTTCTTCCCGGCCCGCACGAACCACCCGAACAGGTCGAAGAATTCGTTGCCGGGGCAGCTTGTGCAGATGCCGTGGAGGTTCGACGGGCAGTTTGCGCAGATGGCCGCGCGCCGCTCGGCCTCCGCCTGCTCGACGAAGAAGTCCTTGCGGTTGAACAACCGCCCGACGATGAGACGGGTGGCGTCCTTTATCATTCGCACGGACAGATACGGGACCGCGGGCTCGTCGGGGCCGCCGACACAGAACCCCTTGGGCAGCCGCTGGCAGATGAAGTGCTCGATCCGCGCACGCATCTCCGGGTCGCCCGGCCACTCCAGCTTCTTGTCGGCGTACCACCGCTTGAGCTGCTGCATGAGCCCGATCTGCATCGGGGACTGAAACCGGAAGGTTTCGCCCTCGTGCTCGATCTCGTAGATCCAGCCGATCGGCGGAACCGTTCCGGCGTGCATGAACCTGGCTCTCTGCGGCTCGGTCATTTCATGATCTCCGAAGCGGCCCCGGCGAAATCCTCGCCCAGGGCCAGAGCGTCCTTGACACCCTTCTCAACATCCTTCATCGAAGGATCCGGCGGAAGAACCTCCCCCACGACCTCGACCCGCTTGTAAGGGTTCTTCATGCGGGGAGGCACGCCGTGATCGTGCGAGAAAACCCACTCGGCCTCCTCGCGGCTATCGAAGAGCTTCGTCGACACCCAGCCGGTGCCGCGCACCTGGAACTTCTCGACAAGGTGCCCCGCCGCCGCGGCCGTCACGGGGACGATCTTCAGATCGTCGCCGGAGAACGGGCACAGCTTGCGGGGCTCCTTGAAGCCCAACTCGACTACCTTACTGGTCTTCTTGGGGCGGGGCATCTTCGCTCTCCGGCTGTTCCGGCTTGGCCACCTGGAACATCTGCGGGTTCATGATCATGGTCAGGGCGTCGTTGGTCCACATCCCGGCTTCGCGCAGCTTGAACATGGTCTGCTCGAAGTTGCGTCCCACTGCCGGCATCCGCTCGACGTACGGCGCGTAGAGCTCGCCGACGGCGTTATAGGCGGCCTCCAGGGCCTGGATGAACGCCTGGGCGCCCTGGGGCAGCTCTTGCTCGGTCGGGGGTTTCGGGGTGAAGTCTGGCTTGATCTGGTCGTCACTCATGGTTGTTCTCCTATACCGCGGCCGTTTTGTACGCCCTGGCGTCCAGGTCGTACCTCTGGGCCAGCCGCCTGAACCCAGACGGTCCCCCGGGACGACGGCCCCAGGGTCCCGCATATTTGTTCGAAATCGTATCGGCCCCCGCCTGCATATTCAAGACAAATCGTACGACGCCGATCGCGATGGACAGGGCGTCCTGCTCGTCGGGGGATTCGCCGGCCTTGAGCTCGTTGCCCTCGCGGGTCGACTTCTTCTTGGACAGCAGTCGGCGCAGCACGCCGACGCGCTCCAGCAGGCGCCCGCAGAGCTGCTCCATGGCGACGAGCGGCACGTTGCGCAACTGGCCCGCGCGGACGAAGGCGGCGACGGCGGCCCACAGCTCGGTCGACTGGTTCTTGAAGCGGTCCGACGCCTTGCGCACGTCGCCCTTGGACAACGGCATGTCCGAGGCCGCAGCGTTGGACACAAACCGGCGAACCGTCATGAAATGCTTAGACTGCAAATAGTCGGCCACGCTCTGGGTCGCGCTGTCGTCCACGCCGATCAGCTCGGGCTTGACGCCCAGCTCCTCGGCGTACTCCTTGATGGCGTCGCCCACCTGGTCCGTGACGGGGATGGCCGAGGACGCGTCGATCCTGGCGTACCGGGGCTCCAGGCACGACAACTTGACCTGATTGTTCTTGTCGATGCCGATTTCGAGGGCCTGCATGACGGCCCGGTTCCCGCCTTCGGAGAACGCGGGGTCGCAGCCAAGCACGGTAACCGAGGGAGCGCCCATCCACGTGACGTCCTCCGTGGAGCCGCTGCGCAGCACCTCGGCCATCGACAGCAGGGTTTGCTTTTTGCCCTGGGCGGGAGGGAACCCCCGCACCATGGTCCAGAACTCGGGGTCGTCCTCGTTGCCGCCGACGTCCTTGCGGATGTCGTCGAGTTTCTCCTTGGTCAGCAGAAACGTGAGCTTCTTCTCGGGATAAAGGATTGCCGGGCTTCTGAGACCGTCATGTCGCCTGATCTTTCCGTAAGGGCTATACCATTCATGTGTGGTTTCAGGATCGATGGCGGCAAAGCCGCCCGGCAAAATAGGCTTGGAATACTGGGCCGCGAGATCCGTGAAGCTGTCGGGGTTGCAGAGGCCGACGAGCTTGAAGTCCTTGGCTCCGATGGACAAATTGGTGCGCACCCGCATGGCGGCCGGGCGCATCTGGGACAGCTCGTCGAGGATCAGGCGGACGTAGGGCAAATGGGCGCCGGTGAGCTTCGTTCGGGCCTCCTGCTCGGTGCCTTCGGCCACGGCGACGCCGCGGATCGACGCCTTGTCGGTGGCAGCGCCCAGCTCGTCGTCCTCATCGAGGATGATGGCGTTGTCGGTCTTGCGCAGCTTGCCGGGCATTTCGAACTGCGAGAAGTGCTTGATGTAATGGAAATACCGCAGCACGGATTCGTAGGAGCGGAGCTTCAGCATCTGCAGGGACGTCGAGGCCAG